ATAAGAGTTGCGGCAATAATATCCGAAGCATTCGTGTCTGGGTAAGCAAACAATAAATTTACATCAACAGTAGTTGAGTCTGCAAACAGGTCTAAAGCTGTTCCGATCTCTCCAGCATCTGGTGTGTTATCGTCAGTACCACCAGTTAATGAATTATCTACAGCAGCATTAACAACAGTGTATGTTGTAGTAGCAGAGATTGCATCTCCTGCATCAGTTAATCCACTTGGTGCTGCTAGGTGTCTAATATATTTAGAGCCATTATTAATGACATCCTTATAATAGTTAGAAGTACCATCTTCACCTTTAGCATCAGAACCTTGAGAAAGATATTCAAAAGTTTCTAATACAGTTCCTGCTTTACCAGTCCATGAACCATCTTCATCAATAACGGCGATATGAAGTTCATCTGCCGCTGATGCTTTACCAAGTTCTACTGCGTACTCAGAAGTACCGGGTACCCCTGGGAACGAACTTGCGTAAGGCCATGCTGCCCATGCAGTTTCATCTGCCGGACATACTGATATTTTAAGACTGTTACCTAAGACACCTGGGTATTTAGCTACCCAAGCACCTTCGCTAATGCCTGTTAAGTTCTCATAATCTGTGTCATTTCCTACAAAGAGTCCGCCACCAGCTGCAGTAGCATTTACATGCCCAGTTGTTGCTCGAACTACCTTGAGAGCTGCACCATACTTCAAAAATGATGCTGCCGTGAGGAAATATTTATACGTATTGGAGTCTGGTGTACCAAACTGTTCTGCTAATTCTTTCTCCGAAGTTACAGTTACAATCTCGCCTACCGGCCCCCAATTAAATGACCCTGCGGTTCCGCCGATTGAAGTTGATACTGCAGGTACTACACCTGTTGCATCTATTTCATTGACCTGAACTCCGGGTGATACTTGAAATGCCATCGCTTTATCCTCTCATTGAGTTAGTTAATATGTTGTTCATAATACGAATTTAAATCCGTATCATACGAATTTTCACTACTATTATTTATAAATAACCACATCCTATCGTAATAGCCGATCGAATGCGTCACCTTCAAACCATAGATTATCGTCACCCATCATTTTCTCTCCCTTAGGAGTCTCATCAATATCGGGTGTAAAACCAAATGGCAACATATCATCCTGTATTGCTTTTAATCTTTCTTTATATAACATATCTTTCATATTAATATCTGATATGCCTTCGAATATATCCGTAGTAACAAACCATGCAAACATAACTAGATTCATCATCAAGTCGTCGTGGTTAGAACCTATTGCTTGATAAGATGTACCTCTACTTACAAAGGTACTCATTTCTATTATAGTGTTAGCATCTTTAATAACTAACTTACCTTGTTCTATTAAGTCCTTTATAGTGGAACAACCAATTCTTTTTACTCTCTTGGTCATTGTAGCACCAAGAGCATTAGCTTTAATAGATGATTCTACAAACATATTCTCGTATTCTAAATCATAGTATAGACCGTTACAAACTACACCACCTTGGTCATTACTTTCAACAATCACATATGCTTCATTGTAATAGTTAGCATATTTATATATCAGATCGGGTAGTAATAAAGGTGATATGTTATTATCTCTAAAACAGCACACTTGTTGGAATGGCCTTTCGGATACATCAATAACATTAAACGTAGAGTAGTCTTGTCCTCTACCCTTTGCAACATCTACTGTCATTATATAGTCGTGGTTTTCTTTAGGTGAATCGTAAACCCATATGTTCTCTTTATACTCAATGGGCTCTACTGACTTCTGCGCTAGTAGATGATTAGCATCAATAAGAGTATTACCCCGACCATGAAATGTATTACCAAATTCTTGTTCAAACTGTAATGCAGATGTGTTAGAAATAGTCTGTCGCTTCCATTCATCATCACGACCTGGGACGTCCCACCAGTCTACTCTAAATGGTTTATATTCATTGGTTGACTGAGAAGCACCTTCCCATATCTTATGATACACATTACCAATTCCGTTAGCAGTAGAGGTAATAATAACCTTAGTATCTTTACCTGAAGAGACCACCGGATATGTAGAGGTGTAGAATTGTGCATCATTCTCTACAAAAGCAAACTCGTCAAGGAATAGAAGGTTAATAGAGAGACCCCGAATAGATGAACCACTAGTAGCCGCGGCCATAATCTTAGAGTTATTGGAGAATTCAATAGAACCTTTATTTAATGCTTTACAACCTGGCTGTAAGAAGAATGGTAAATTCTCCAAGGCAAGAGTAATCCTGGCCAACATTTCTCTAGCAGTCGCACCCTTGTTTGCAAGAACCGCAATGTTCTTTTCTGGGTGAAAACACGCATACCAGAGTAGATATACTACCGATGATATACTTTTACCTGACTGTCTACATGCTAAAACAATAGAGAATCTATTATCATTGAAGTGGTGGAACATCTTTTCTTGATAGGGATATAAATCAAACGGCACTAAACCACTATCAAGTGATATAACTTTAACATAAGTACGGGCAAAGTATGATGGATCCTTCATGCATTTAGCATACTCCAATACTTCTTCTTTAGTGAACTGTGTTTCTACGCCGTCCCGTTTTACCTGAGGATTACCTAGATAGCCAAATTCGCTATTCTTTATCCGCTGCATGATTTATAATCTTCTCATTTTCTTGGGCAAGTAACCGCTGTAGATCGGTAGTAGAACCAACAAACACATTATTATTAGTGACTCGTGCTTGGTCTTCCTTTTCCTTCTCTTCTGTATTTAATTCTTTCTTGGCTTTCTGGAGATTCATTAACTTATCGGTAGTATCACCAATATTCTTAATTGCTTGAGATAGCACTTCAAAGGCACGTGGGTGTTCAGATTCTCTTGCAAGTTCAGCAAGTATATCCAAAGACCTAGTTCCGGTGTCGATTAGATTTTTATATGTTTCACGAGAGAATTCATAATCATCTTTTATATCTTTATCTATCTTTAAGGGTCTATCTTTAGCAATAGTGGGTAGATTCTTTTCTAAAGATGCTTTTAATATATCTTTCTTATTTTCCATAATTATATCCATAACAATTAAGTAATTGTAGTTGTAACTGTATAGTTATCATCCTCATCTGCACTCGATGGATTAATAGATAATTGCATATTTTCTAATATTTCAGAACCACCAGTATCACCATTAAAGTCAACTTCAATGCCTCTAATAACACCTTGGTTACCAGTAGGTCCAAAGAACTTCATTTTCATTGAAAAGTCTAATTGATATATGAGGGCCCTTCGTGTTATCATGTCTCCTTCATAATCGTCAGAAATTGTAACACCCGTTAGTACTATAGGCACATCTTGTTTATATTCAAATCCATTTACTGGTGTAATGGATACTGTATACTCTGGTTGAAAATACGGCAGTATTTGTTCTACTACTTGTAATCCATCATCTTGATTCTTTGCCATAATGTATAATGATACATTAATATTATACGCTACTTGATGTTTTATTGTTTTCTTTTTAGTCGTATCAGACGCATGAGTTTCAGTAATAGTATTACGTTTAGATAATTTTTGAGTAGAATCCAATTCTAATGAAGTAATTTCAAATGCCATTCTAGGGAGTTTCATTGCCATAGAAGCATCAGCACCAGATGATTGATCAAGTCTTGCTAGAAACTTCTGTTTAGGGCCGTATGATAGTGGAACCTTAATTTGGTTCAACACAGTACCATCAGCTTTGGTTCTAATAACATTAATATTATTAAAGATAGTACCAAAGACAGCAACGGCCTTTCTCATGGTTGAATGATAAAAGTGTGTTCCGAACATTAATATGTCTCCGATGGGTCGCCGAATGGATTACTTTCTGTAAAGTCTAAGAATCCGTCAGCTTCTAATTCAAAGGCATAGTTCTGTGATTGTCCATCTAGCGCGAATGAAGTACTATCTGCTACATCAGCAACATCATTAATGAAGCAAGTATTAGCACTCTCAGCACCAACTAATCCGAGAGTAGGTGATACTGTAAACTCTCGCATCTCACCGGAAGAACCAGTAACCCCAACATTAATTACTGTTATAATGGCAGCAGTGGCTGATAGTTTCTCTACACTAGACACAGTACCCGATACTATAATAGCATCACTTACACCTTCAACTGCAGCAACTAAGGTTTGTGATACTATTTCACCCTTAGTAAAGTGTGCATTTGCTGTAACAGCTACGGTTAAAGTAGTTTGATATGCTTCAAGTGCAGCAAGGTTATCTATCGCAGCTATATCTGTATCGAACTTTTCTTCACTATATTCAAACAGTGAACAGGTTAATTTATAAACAGGTAGATTAGATAACTGATAGAATGGTTGTTCATGTTCTACAAATGTTATTTCAAAGAATGAATTAGATAAAGGTAAGAATATAATATCACCTTCTTTAGGTTTATGCACATTCTCTAATGTGTTATTATATAAACCAATTAATCTTTCCCACTGACGTTTAGATATAATGAATGTAGCTTCATCTCTAATTTCTAAACCGAACTTCTGATATAGGTCACCTGCACCTTCAAATCCATCTTGGTTTTCAATGTATGCTTCTATGAGATAAGCATCATCAAAACTAGACGCGGGGTCTTCGTTTAGAACAGTGTCCCTTTCTACTAGGGTTCTAGGGATATAATAGACATCTTGCCCAAAGATTTTTAAGGATTCGATAACCAAGTCTTCATAGAGACTCTGTTCGGATCTTACTGCCTGACTGAAATATACATTTCTTGGCATGATATTATCCTATATAGAAATCGACTGGTTGTTCCCAATTCAATCTGACTTCTTCGGTTAATTTTTCAACTTCTTCCTTAGCATCATCAAAGATTTGTCGCCCATTGAATTGTACACCACCCGGCATTGTCATTCCCTCAAACTTTAGTAGATTTTGTCCCCACTGTTGTTTAATCAGTGCAGTAGCATAACGCTTTAAATAGTAGTCGTTCCATACGTCAGAGAAAGTATCTGGATCAATAATTCTATAACATTCTATGACTATATACTGCCCGACAGTAACTTCTGTTGACCAGTCCATATCAACACGTAGTTGATTCTTATGTCTTTCAAATGATATGTGTTTATCAGCAGGGCCCATCATTCCATCCAAGAGTGACATCCACTGTTGAGTCATAGAGTAATCTATTAAAGAGCCTAAGAAACCTAAGTCATATACATCATTTAAATGAATTTGATATTTGACATCAAAGAGACTATTGGTTGAGGTAGTATCATTAATAGGCATCACTCTAACCACATCAGTGATTAAAGTATTAATAGGAATATAGCCATTAGTCACATCGTCAGATGTTACCTGATGTTTTAGGTATACCTTTTCGATAGCATCGGCATGATAGTGTTGATAGAACTGAAGAGCTTCGTCTACTCTATCATCCACTTGATCGTCATCCACATTGATTTCAACCACAGGAGCTCCTAAGCTTCTAAGGCAGTAATCTATGAATGTTTGTCTTGAATTT